AGTCCGGTCTTATTTTTGCTCCACGCTCGTAATCGGCAGTTCCAGCCGATCGGTCTTAAAAAAACCAATAATGTTGTTTGTTGTTTTCGCATTGGCACATCCTGTTTTTCAAGGGGAGGCATATCGTACAAGACGATGTTAAAATTAAGTCATTAATGCTTGGTTTTCGCTGACTACTTTTATGATTTTACCTGGATCAAGTTTTTGATCCAGAACCATATATCACTACATCAAAGAACTATTTAAAACTATTTCTAGTTAAATGTATATATTAAATAATTTGAGTCATTTTTTGTCAAATTCATCAACTAAACTAAAGATTTAGTGGTTTTCTTTGACAGGTAATTATAAATGGGGGGTAAAAATTGGTGATATTGGAACTGTGGTTGAATATAGCGGTAGCTATGTCTATGTGGTTTGTTTTGATGATCTCACAACTGGTCACATTGGAAGAGGACACAATATACCATATGGGCATGCTCTATTAGTATATTCAAGAGATATTAAAAAAATTCAATAATCATAGCACCATTCACATAACTTATAACCAGACAACACATAGCTCACATCATCATTAGCAAATTTCTTTATTTTAATATCTTTTAAATGACATTCTGGTTGTTCGTTTCTTAATGTGTGCACTGTCTTGGTTTCATAATCCACAATATAATTTTCATCTGACAATCTGTGATAAAATTTCTGAAAAGACCACATTCCCATTGAAGTTTTTTGAATATATATTATACAAAAATTCTATTTTTTTTTAAATTATATATAAAAGAAATGAAGCAATCATACGATATTAATGATTTTGAAGATATTAGCGATAGCGTTTTATTGCGGATTTGGGGGTTAATCAACTGCTAACAAAATCTTAAACAATCTTATACAAACTTACCAAATCTTACCAGTGAAAAATATTTTTAGAAAAAAGTGACTTTTACGATTTAATATATATTTATAGTTAAGGGTGGATAATCACCCAACAATTTTTAAATATATGTTAAAGGCAGTTAAAATAAGGTTGTATCCGAATAAAACTCAACAGAGTTATATCAATCAATTACTTGGTTGTTATAGACTTGTCTATAATAAATGTCTGGATAAAAAGAAAACTGCTTACACAACTGATAAAACAAATTTAGATTTGAAATCGATGGGTAATTATTTTCATCAGGAATTAACCAAAGATTCAAACTACTCATTTTTAACTGAACACAACACAAAGGTACTCAAACAATCAATCCTGAATATGTTGGAATCGTATAAACGATTTTTTATTAATGGAAGTGGATTTCCTAAATTTAAGTCCAAACACGACAATAAACAATCCTGCCGTTTCCCAGAAGAAGCCATATCTTCATTGAATGACTATGAATCAGGTAAATTGATGTTAACTAAACAGTTAAAGGATTTACATTTTCGTTGTTCAGATAAATATAAATCATACCTGAATAAACATAAAACTAATATTCGTTCAGCGACACTAACCAGAACAAAGTCTGGTAATTACTTTCTATCCATTTTGGTTGATGGTAGTCTGGATAAAGTGGTAAATAAACCAGTAAATGATATTGTAGGTATTGATTTAGGTATCAAAGATTTCATTGTTTGTTCAAACGGAGATAAGTTTGATAACATAAAAATTAAAAGAAATAACGAGAAGATGCTGATAAAATTACAGCGTCAATTATCAAAGAAAACAAAAGGAAGTAACAATAGATATAAAGCCAGAAAAAAATTGGCGAAATATCAAGAACACTTAAACAATATAAAAGAAAATTATTTACATCAGGTAACGAATCAATTGATTAACGAAAACCAAGTAATCAGTATGGAATCGTTAGATGTAAAGAATATGATGTCAAACCATAAATTAGCAAGGTCAATACAGGAATTAAGTCTTTATAGATTTAAGTCAACGCTGATATATAAGGCTAATTGGTATGGTAGATATGTTGTTGAAGTGGATAAGTGGTTTCCTTCTTCAAAGTTATGTTCCGTATGTGGATATAAGAATAGTGATTTAACGCTTTCAGACCGTCAATGGACTTGTCCTGAATGTGGTACACATCACGATAGGGATTTCAACGCATCACAGAATATAAAAAAAGAAGGAAATAAAATATTGATAGGGAGCCGTTCTCCCGAATTTACGCTTGTGAACAATCATAATACCGATTGGTTGAAACAAGAAGAAAAACTTTTACAGTCTGGTAAGATTGTATAAGATTTTTTTAACGGTATCCCAATAGATTACAATGGAATTTCATAAGAAAAGATGAAATTCCAGATGATATAAAAAAAGAACTAGGTATTATTTAAATATCATTCCAAATATCAGATTCGAAATCTCTTTTGATAAAACGATTTGATTCTCTTTTAGTTAGAGAATTTAATTTATTGACAAGATTAGTCATTTTTTCTTTAATCAATTCAAAATCCTCATCATTTTCAAATTTATCGCACATATAACGATATTGATAAGTATAAGATTTATCTTTAACGTCATACACTAATGAAGGAAGGATCGATTTAACTTTTTCTATGGTTGTCATTCTTTTAAAGTTATTAATTTTCCAATTTCTCTTTTTCCTGGTATAATGGTCTTTAAAGTGAGATATGGATTGTTTGTTACGACTCTATCATATTTGATGACAAAGATAAGAGTATATTTTGAATATTCCAAAAAAACAGAATATTTATCTTCATCTGGTGTGATTTCTTTATCTATGTGACCAGGTATAAGTTCTTTAACAATTTGAATTATCTTATCATTGAATTCCTTTACAGATTTCAAGTCTGTTCTTTCCTCTATTCTTTTTATTAAATCGTGGTTTTTATCGTTGGCGTATCTTATTTTCAATTTTATGGGCCTTCCTTGGTATGTTTTGTTCAACTCTGCTGTTAAAATTAAATGTGCGCTTTTATCAAATTTATTTTTTTCTTGATATTCTTTAAATGTTGCTACTATATCAGAATTTCCTTTGATATTGGATATATCCATTAGTTTTGCTTCAAATATTTTAAAATTATTCAAAAACTTCATTTTCTTATGTGAAATATTTTTTATTATATATTAAAAAAATGAAATAAAAAAATTAATATATAATATCAATAAAAATAAAATTAATTATTATGATAAAAGATTATGTTGAATTTATTAACGAAGCAAAATCAGAGGAGGCAAAGGTTGGTAGTTATGTTCTCTTTACAAAAAATTATGTTCGTTATTTAACAAAAGGAAAATTTGGAAAAATTGTCAATATAAAAACTAAAGATGACGAACCAACAGTTCCCTTATATCAAATAGAAATAAGTAAAGATTTATTGAAGAATGGAGTCAAGCCAGCTGAAGACTCTGTAATCACACCCGAGGGTAATATAATTATATCACTATCAAAGATAGAAAATTTGATTGTCTATGATGCTAGAACATATACAATGATAAATGAAGGCAGAATTGTTATACCCGAGATGTCATACAGGTTGAAAAATATATTGGAAAGAATTGGTCTGACGGTGCCAGAATTTGAAGCCGAGCGCATTTATATGGACATGACCTACATTGATATTGATGATGAAAGAGATGATGTCATAACTTATTTATCTCCATTAAGAATGAAAGATGTATCAGATACAGAAAAATATAAATCTAGATTGAGACAATATACAAGAATTGGTAGATTTTTAAGAAAACTTTATCCTAAAATGTCGGAACAAGATGTCGCTAAGGCAGCTGATGAATATAAAGCAAAATGGTTAAAAATGAAAGATGCTAAAGACTCTCTTCAAATAGTCAGTGGTGAAGATATAAGATATTGGTACTTAAATAAAAGATACAAAAAAGGAAATGGATCATTGAACAATTCTTGTATGCAATATGATTGTTCTCAAAGAAGATTTGATATTTATTGTGAAAATCCAGAAAAAATATCTATGGTCATTTTAACAGACGTAGATGAGAAACTTGTCGCTCGAGCTCTCTTATGGAAAGTCGATGAACCAGAATTTGTGTATTTGGACAGAGTATATTCGACAGAAGAAAAGTACGCAAATATTGTAAGAGACAAAGCTAAAGAAAGTGGATGGGAAACATATGACAATTGGAATCATGGTCGTTGCGGTGTGAAAGATATGGAAAAAATGAAGGTTTATGTAAAAAGAGATTACGGTGAAGATAGTGAAAATCCTTACATGGATACATTTAGAGTTTTTTGTAAAAGTAAAAAAGGATATTATCTAACTCCAAATGATGACGACAAAAACTCTATGTATGAATATTGTGATCACGATTAAAAAATTTTTCCGGAATGATAACTAGATACGAATATTTTAATGTTAATGAAAAACTCGGAATATTATATTCTTTGGAAGATATTGCCAAGGACATTATAGAAAATCTAAATAATAAAAATTATTATAAATTATCCACAAATTATTTAAGTAAAAATATAACTTTACATTGTTATAAAGTGAATAAATTGGAAGAAAATATTGCGGTATTTAGTGTTATAGATTATGATAAACTTGAATTTAAAATCAAAACAACAGCGAATAATATATCATCTATTGTGCATGAATTAAAACATATGGATTTTGCACTGCGTGGGAAAGGACGCGAGGATAAGTTCTTCAGATTGAGGCACTCGGGTAGATATACAACAAAAAGTTTGAAACATTTGCTGGATGATGGCAGTATGTCAGTTTTAGATATGATATTCTATTGCGTAAATGATGATGAATTTCAAGCACAATATCACGATATGTATTATGATTTGAAAAAGGAGATATCTGATAATATGACAAATGATGAAATAAGAAAAAACATAGATGAGTTTCTCAATAGGAAAAAAGTTTATATTTTATACTCTATAATATACAAATATGGAGTTGATATAAGGGCATTTTTTAAAAGCAAAAGAGATCTATATTATTGGTTAGACAGTCTAAGAAAAAGAATGGAATATATTGATAAAGAAGGCGATGATTATTATATCAAAAAGTCTGAAATTTATTTAAATAAAATCAAATTTTTTATTAATAAATTTAGAAAGGATATAGAACAATCATCTGATAATGAAAAATTTATAGATAAGATAAACTATATGATGAATTTGCACGTGAAAAATAATTTCAAGAAATTTTCTAGATTGTATGCTTTATTTTTAAAATGATTTTTTAGAAATATTTCCTTTCATAAGGATCTCTATAATTGGTTGTTGAAAACGGACTCTTAGCCAAAGCATTCATCAAATCTACACTTCTATTATTATCTGAATAAAATCTTTTATGAGCACTTTTTATTGATGAATAATTCAGCTCGTCCTCGAATTTTATTTTCATAACATTATTGAATAATATCTTTTCAGATGGGCTTAATCCATATTCAGAATATTGATCCACCATATTTTTATATTCTATTGTGTTAAATATGCTAGAAAGATTTATCAGTGACATAACGCAGTCATCATTTCCAGACTCCGAGCGAAAAGTCACATCACCATTGGGCGTTTCTTTTTTTGAAAAAGATTTCAACTCTCGAATATTATCCTCATTATGTAATATCATATTATCTTTCTTTATGGCGTCTTGAAATCCTTTCAATAAAAGTTTTTTGTTTTGTCCGACGAGAACACCTATCTTCATTTTTTTATCATCTTCTCTGTGTTTATATCTAACGAAAACAGCATCCATAAAATCATTGTTATCATTGAAAACATGTCTTATGTTTGACAATAAATCATTCCCTAAGTTCTTGTTCATTTCCATAACTATTTTAACTTTCTCGGGGTCGAATATTTCAAAAACAAGTAAATATAGAATGTGAGCAATTTCATTCATAGAATAAACATTGTTTCTAAACATACCTATTTGATCCAATTTAAAAAGATCATATTTATTAGTATATGTTTCTATTTTCTTTTCTATCATTTTTTCGTCTTTCATTCCTAAATTAAAAATGTTGAAAACAGAATAATCCAAACCAAGTCCTTCAGCCAAATCTATGCCAATTGTAATATAGTATTCCTTGGCTCTAGAAAGATCAAAAATATCCGGTCTATCTTTTATGAATTTTAAACTTGTGTATGGCAGATTAAACTTATTATCAAACACATCTAGTTGTGGCGTTTCAAACTCTATTTGCTCATTCATAAAGTATTCAAACATGACACTATCAAAAAGAAGTTTGTCATCTGTAATGAATTGAATTTCATACTCTTGGGCAAACATACTTTTACCACCAATTAAATTTGTCTGTTCTTCTTCCCAATTTGTTATGCGACAAATTTCAGGTAGGGGAACAACTTCTTTTATTCTCAACGTTCTTATATAATCTATTTTGAACTCATCCCCAAGTGGAGTTCTTGAATCGTCTTCAAAAAATTTGATATAATAGCAATTTTCTCCAAATTCATCTTTTTTATTATAAATATGATATCCCATATTTTTTAATTCGTCTATAACCTCATCTTCTGTTATGTTATACTGATGCAATTTTGCTTCATTGAAGAACATTTTTGTATCTCTTCTTCCTTTAACTTGATGCCAATAAACTCTCATTGCTGAATAACGGTTCCAAGATGGATCTTCTTTTGGTTTTTCAGCGTTCGTTAATAACTCCCAAAACAAGTTATATCCCTCAGGAGTTGAAGTAATAATAATTTTTGAATTTTCTATTGATGAAACGGTTGGTACAACTGCTCCATAATAAGGGCGGATGATATTATCTGGCACTTTAGCGAACTCATCTAGATATAAGACATCAATAGCAAAACCGATTGCGGGGTCTTTTGATCTAGCTTGGCTCTGTATTCTACTATTATTTTCAAAGGATATAGATCGCTCATTCCAGTTATTGACACCCACTTTCAAATAAAAAGGAAGCAATCTATAGATATCTTTTATTTTTCTAACTATTTCTTTTACAGTCTCATACTTATTAGCGACGATCATAATACCTTTATTTGAATTAAATATGGCTGTATGTAATAAAACTATAGCCGCGGACACCGTGTTTAAACTCAATATGCTATTGGCATAATAACTATGCTCGTCAGTAGCGATGGACAAATCAAACATCGAGACTTTAGATTTCTTTCTACTAATGCTTTTTACCCTAGATGGACCTTCTTTTGTTAGAACAACATCATCGATTGTCAATGTATCAACAAATTTAACTATATGTCCTTCGCAAAAAATTGCATGAACATCAGCGCATTCTAGTATCAATCCGTTTTCTAGCTCCAGTTCGTAGATTGTATAAGGCTGAGATAAATTAATTTCTTCAACTGGAACAAAACCATAATCGGTTTCAACATAAAGATTTTCTGGCCGAATGAAATTAATAATTTTTTTTGTTGGATCTTTTTCATCAAAAGACTCATTTCTATATTCAACTTTTTCAATCAGTTCGATTAAAAAATAAATAATATTTTTGATAAATTTCTTAAACATGCGTTTATATATTAAAATAAAACTGTCTGAATAACAAAATGAATTAATTTTCTTTTTTCGCTATTATCTCCAGAATATCAGATGGGGCGTTTTCAAATGAATAAGCCTTTTTAATATCTTCTTTTATAGATAAAATAGTAAAACATTCAGAAACCATATCACTCCATTCTTCTTGAGAATATGATATTTTTCCAGTATTAACATTACCAGTTTTTGAGCATTTCACCATAATATATAAAAGTCCGTCATCTTTTGTTATTCTATTTATATCCAATAGAATTTTACCAACATCTTCTTTTTTAAAATAATGTAAAGCTAGTCTCGCAAATATCAAATCAAAATAATTTTCTGAAAATGGGAAATTATCTAATGTGTTATGCACCAACCATTTATAATCTGGATATTTTTCTTTCATCTCTTTTATGGCGAGATCTGATATATCTGTTCCATAAACATCAAATCCTTTTTTTATAAAATATTCAGCATATTGACCATATCCAACTGATATATCAAGGACTTTATCCCCTGATGTCAATAAATTAGACAACTTTTCTGATATTTTATCTGGCTCATCTTTTGGGATCAAACCGGTTTTAGCTTTATATACGAATTCATCCCAAATTGATAGTGTCTCAAAAATTTTAAATTTTTTTATCATATAATTTTATATATTAATTTTTTAATATATATTATTTGAAAATGATAACGAAATATAAAGTATATGAAAAACTAGGATATTCGGATGAAGTCGGAATCATAACCGATTTTATTTGGAATAAATATAAAGATTTTGATTATAACAGCAAAAAAGATTTTGTTATTGACCTTTCGGAGTTAACAAAAGATATGTCAATTAAAATAAACAAGCTGAAAATCGAACCAGTTAGAGATGAATCATTTAGAATGCAAGCTTTATTTCTTGGTAAAGATTATGAGCTAAATAAAAATGTTGTTATAAAACAAAGTATGAAATTCAAAAAAATTAAATCTGTTTTAGAGCACGAAATAAAACATATTTATCGTTATATAAAAATCGGTAGTGAAAGTAGAAATATTGATTATTTTCAAGGAATGAGTGGAGAACTCCCATTTTATCAAGATTTAGTTTTGGCGATGTACGCCGCCGATCCCGAGGAAATACAATCTTTCTACCAACAAGATATAAGATATTATAAAGAAAAAAGTGGTAGATTTAGAAATTTCAAATATTTTTTAAGAGGATGTAATTTGAATACTTGGTATAGCATTTTAAAAAAATTCGATATAGATAACTACAAAAAACAGACTAAGGAAGATAATATTCTTGTTATGAACATTTATAATGAAATAAAGGATGAGGTTGGACTTCGCTTAAAATATAAAAATAAAGACATTATATCCAATATAAAAAATATATTTAAATCTCCAAAAGACATAAAATCTATTATAAATAGATATAAATTTGATTATGATGTCAAATACACTGACGAGCAAATAGACCGATTTTACAATCAATTGAAAAAGGATATCGAGAGGGCGAAAAAATTATATTTAAATTATTTTGGTAAGTTATACGCTTACTTCCATTAATTTTTTTTAATGATTTTATATCAATTTCAATGTTCATTTTTCCACAACCTTTTATTCAATTCCATTCTAATTAAGTGAACATCAATTATATAGTCATCAATTTCATTATCGTTTCCTATATTTCTAGTTGATAAAATATTTTCTAAAAATAAGAGTTTGTGTTTTAGAGCATCCGTACTCATTTTTTCATATACTTCTATGGTGTTCATTATTTTATCTTTTAATAAGTATTTTTTTCATCCAGATAATCAAAAAAATATAAAAGAGCTTTATATGGCGATAATCCACTTTTTTTACACTCTTTGAAATAATCTAAATTGTTGTCAATCTCTTCAATACTATGCATATATGTAATATGCTCCTTTTTATAATCATCAGTAGCGTTGCAATAAAGTTGACTTTTTACATCTTCTATGTATTTTTTAAATGTCATTTTTATTTATTTAATCAGTAAATAAAATGTAATAATCTTCTGTGATACTTTGTGTTTCAGTGAAATTTTTAATCCACCCATCATATTCAAGTTTTTCTATTATGACTTTAGATATTCTATATTCATCTTCCATTTTAATTTGGTCTGGTAGATTATATTGTATATGATTTAGTTCTTGAGCAAAAATATCGCAACATTTATTCCAATCGTGTTCAGAATTATTTTCAATAAAACGTATTATATCAACTGTATTTACAGAAGGTATCATTTTTAAATTTATTTTCTTAAAATCCTTATTAGCGTATTGCTCAAATGTTTTCATATGGGGCCTGAATTATTTTTTATACGTATATATTATTTATCTATTCTCATTTTTCATCATTTTTACTTGATGATTTGAATTTATTGGTATAATCTTTTAACATATCTAAAAACCTATCATTCAGATATTTATCAGCCATATCATTTATTTTTTGTCTTTTATCGACAGGCACATCGGCTAAATCATATAATTGATTTACAATGCCCATACATTGTTTACGAAATTCATTATTATCCATATTTTTAATTTTTTTAGATCATTATAATTAATTTTGGAGGATTAAATGATTTTTACATATTTTTTATTCTGCAATATTTTTTACTACCCATTCATCATAAGTTAATAAATTCTCTGATAACCACTTTTTAGCATTTTCTTGCCTTTCTGTTATACTCTTATGAACATCTTCACGCTCAAACTCACCGGATATTAACATATCGATTAATGTTCTACTGTCAGCTTGTCTAAAATTATAATACGTGTCCATATTCTTATTTTGTACACAATTACAATAATCTGTATAATCTCTTTTTACTGAGCACATATCAGAAAATTTATCAACTATATCCTTCATATAGTTCTCATACTCTTTTTGATATTCTTTCATTATCTTTTTGATTTTATTATGAATCGTGGAATATCCCATTATCATCTTCCACTATTTTTATATCACAATCTCCTTCTACTACTTTACCTATATTAGTCCAACCTATTCCACTCGGTTCGGTCATTATCACTATCTTATCTTTATCCATTTTAGATAGTGTTTCAATTAAATCTTGTACAGTCATATTAATTTTTGATTATCGTTTCAATTTTTGTTTTGCCATCAACATAATCCAGCATAATGCTCTGAATGATAGGATTTCTAATAACTTCTTCAGCAATTACATCCTCAACATTTTTCTGTATCGAGCGTTTCAAATGTCGGGCTCCATAGTTTGCGTCATATCCGTCTTCGATTACAAAGTTCTTGAAGCTGTCCGTCAAAAGAATTTTATACCCATTGTTTAATGCTCTATTGATGAGTTTATCTATCTCGATATCGAGAATCTTAATGATATTTTCTTTTTCTAGCTGATTGAATATCAAGACATTATCTATACGATTGATCAACTCGGGAGAAAAGCTTTTTCTCAACGAGCTTTCAATAATGCCTTTCTGAATTTCACCCTTGTTCTGCTCGAGCGATGGAGTAGAAAATCCAACACCTGTTCCAAAATCCTTCAATTTACGAGTTCCGATGTTGGATGTCATAATGATAATGGTGTTCTTGAAATCTACCCTATTTCCATTATTGTCAGTTAGAACTCCTTCATCAAAAACTTGTAAGAAAATATTATAGACATCCGGATGAGCTTTTTCAATTTCATCAAAAAGAACAATAGAATATGGTTTGCGTCTAACTTTTTCTGTTAGTTGTCCGCCTTCATCATATCCAACATATCCCGGAGGAGCACCAATCAATCTAGAAACAGAGTGTTTTTCCATATATTCGCTCATATCAAAACGAATAAGATTTTCTTCTGAATCAAACATATATTTAGCCAACATCTTAGCGAGATAAGTTTTTCCGACACCACTATTGCCTAAGAATAAAAATGTTCCTATCGGACGATTCGGGTCTTTTAATCCTGAACGATTTCTTCGAATGGATTTTGCTATTTCGACAATGGCTTCATCTTGTCCAATGACCGCTTTCTGTAAAGCATTTTCTATATTTAGAAGTTTTTCACTTTCATTCTCACTGATACTTGTTACTGGCACACCTGACATCAATGAAACAACATCAGTTATAACATCATAATCAACAGTAATCTTATCTTTTTTCGATTTCTTTTCCCATTCATCTTTGGCGGTTTTCAACTCAATTTGTAACTCACGCTCTTGATCACGATATTTCGCAGATTCTTCAAAAAGCTGCTTTTTAATAGTTTCCTGTTTCTTTGTTTTAACATCTTCTATTTTTTCTTCGATGTTCAAAATCTTTTTAGGCACTTTAATATTTCCGATATGAACTTTCGAGCCAGCTTCGTCCATCGCGTCAATGGCTTTATCTGGCAAACTACGATCCGTTATATAACGATTTGTCAATTTGACGCAAGCTTCAATGGCCTTGTCTGTATATTTTACAGCATGGTAATCTTCATATTTTTCCTTGAGATTTTTTAAGATGTTTATGGATTCTTCTTCTGAAGGCGGCTCAACGATTAATTTTTGGAATCTACGCTCTAATGCTCCATCCTTTTCAATATATTTTCTATATTCATCAAGAGTTGTTGAGCCAATACATTGAACGGTACCGCGAGCCAGCGATGGTTTTAAAATATTTGACGCATCCAATGATCCGCTTGTCGATCCAGCTCCAACCATTGTATGTATTTCATCAATGAAAAGAATAATATCATCGCGTTTTTCAATTTCATCGACAATGATTTTCATTCGCTCCTCGAACTCTCCTCTGTATTTAGTGCCCGCCACAATAGAAGCGATATCTAGATAAAAAACTTTTTTATCTAAAAGATTTCTTCTAACTTTCTTATTAACAATAGCTTGTGCGAAACCTTCAACGAGTGCTGTTTTTCCAACACCAGGTTCTCCAATGAGAACAACATTATTCTTTTTTCTACGGCTAATGATAATAGACATCCTTTCTATTTCCTTTTCTCTACCAATACAAGGATCTAGTTCACCCTTTTCTGCTCGTTTTGTAACGTCTATTCCAAATTTGTCTAGAATGCTTTCTGCCATTTTTTCACCAATCATTTTAATATTTTTTTAATTTATTAGCTATACAAAGATATGTTTGTTTTTTTAAATAAAAAAATATATGTTATTCTTTTATTTAATATATATAACCAAAATTAATAAAGTTTATGCCAAAAAGATATACAACTTTCGAATTCATTGAAAAGTCAAAAATGATTCATGGAGACAAATACTTATACGATAAATCTTTATATATTGGATCCAAAAATGATATTGTCATTACTTGTAGGATTCATGGAGATTTTACTCAAAAACCATATAATCATTTGAATGGATGTGGATGTCAATTATGTGATCCGACAAATATATTAGGAAATGGAAATTTCATTAAAAAATCTAATATGGTTCATAAGAACGCCTATGATTATTCATTGGTCGAATATATCAAAAATGATATTAAAGTTAAAATTATATGTAAAATTCATGGAATTTTTGAACAAAAACCTGAGGCTCATTTAAGAGGGCAGGGGTGCCCAAAATGTTCTAATAACAATAGAAGAACAACAGAAGATTTTATAATTATATCTAAATCTATACACGGTGATTCATATGATTATGATTTAGTCAATTATGTTAACAAAAGAACAAAAGTGATTATAAAATGCAAAAAACACGGAGTTTTTGAACAATTACCATATATCCATTTAAAGGGATTTGGTTGTAAATTGTGCCATAATTCATCGATGGAAACCCATTTGATGCAAAAATTAAAAAATATGGACATAGATTTCATTAAAGATTTTCGATTTGATGAATGCAGAAACAAATTACCTCTTCCATTTGATTTTTATTTACCTGAAAAAAATATTCTAATAGAATGTGATGGAATTCAGCATAGGGAATCAATAAAATACTTTGGAGGTAAAAAAAGATTAGAATATCAAAAAATAAATGATAATATAAAAAATGAATTCTGCATGAAAAAGAAACTCAAATTATTGAGATTGAAAAACATAAAAGAAATAGATGATGCTTTTCACTCAATAATAATTTAATAATTACGAATATGGCTTCAATAAAAAAAATGATTTTTTAATTCTTCTCCAAAAAATTTCTGGATTTATTATTTCGTCTTTTGTTGGCGGGGGGATTTCGACCAACAATTCTAATCCTCTTTTGACGCCAAAAGAATCAAAAAAATCTTTTAAAAATAACGCCGAATATTCATAACAATAATATTTATCATCCAATTCTTCAATTGTTTTTGGAGTTTTCATACGTTTATCTATTATAGTTTCTCCCATAGCATTTGAAATATATTCACAAAATCCTTCTTCAATAAATCCTTTTCCATAATTCTTTTTAGAAAGATATCCATTATCAATATACTTATTTTTTAACTTCATTTCTGAAATTATCTGGTTGAAATAAATATGAGATATCTCGTGTATAACAACAGATTTGACAAACTTATTAGATGATAATATTTCTCTTTTTTCTGTTTTTGAAAGATTGCCCAACTCACAAGCCAAATATTTTTCTTCGTTTGATATAGTTATATTATTTGGATATTCAAAAACTCCCATTTCTGACAAAAAATAATCTTCTCTCTGGCTGAGATCATCAACATAAATATAGATGTCATAATCTATTGTATCTCTTACAAATGTTTGAAATTCATTTAAAATGGACTCAAATTTTCTGTATGTATAATTTCCTATCATATCTTTTGTCGGCGATAATTGACAAAAAGATGAAAGGGTCAAAAATAAAAATAATAAAAATAAAATTCTTTTTAACATAATAGCAAATATATAAATAAAATATCTAAATAAAAAATTCTATTAAAACCAATTTTCTTCTCCCCAAGGATCGTCTTCTAAATTTACTTTTCTCTTTGGTAATTCAAATTTAACTTTTCTGATCTCCGAAAAATACATAATATTGAGAGAACTGTTTCCATCTTCACAAGTTTTTGTGTTAACATAATAATCAGATAAATAATAAATAATAAGCCCCAATACTTCATTTATTGCCCAATTGGTGGCAAAAAATAAATGTGATGGTATGCTATCAAATTGAACGAAACAATTAGTAAAATTTTTATTCAGATAATCTAACGTGAGCTCCAGTCCATCCACATAAATCATTTTTTTATATTCATCATAAGTTAAAATTTTTTCATATTCATCTGAGAACTGCTCGTATAAAAATAATCTTTTCATAATATGTTTATATATTAATTTTTTACCTTTAAAAAATGGAAAAAATGATATTTTTATATTAATATATAAAGATAAAAAGATAATATGAAAAGTAAAAATTTGAAAATCTCTGATGAATTACACAAAAAAATAAAAATTATTTGTGCTTCACACGAATTAAAAATAAATGAATGGGTCGAATCTGTTTTAAAAGAAAAAATTAATAAGATAGAAAATGAAAAAGTTAAACAATGATGATTTCATTAAAAAATCTATAGATTTATATGGAGATACTTATGATTATTCTTTGGTAAATTATAAGAAATCAAATGAAAAAGTTAAAATAATATGTAAGAAACATGGAATATTTGAACAAACACCGAACAATCATCTAAGAGGAAGAGGGTGTAATCTTTGTGGAATGGACAATAAGAAATTAAACATAGATAAATTTATGAACTACCACTACACTAAAAGATGTGGTGGTTTCTGGAACACGAATGTTCCTTTTTTTTAAGCGCTTCATTTGATTTCTATTTGCCAAATCTTAATACATGTATTGAATTTGATGGCCAACAACATTATAATATAATAGAACATTTTGGTGGAGAAAAAATTCTAATAGAAAATCAAGTAAGAGATGATATAAAGAACAAATATTGCTTAGAAAACAATATAAAAATATTGAGGATAAAATATGATGATGATGTAGAGAATAAAATGAAGAGTATTTTTAAACAATAGTTTTTTTCATTTATATAAAAATTCATGATAAAAATAAATGACAATCTCAATATATATTTTCCATTAAATCTAAAACCAAGAGAACAACAAATAGAGGCTTTGGGACTATTAAAAAAAACTATAAATTCTGGAAAAAAATATTGTTTATTGAACGCTCCAACTGGTTCTGGCAAAAGTTATCTTACAATTATGATAGCCAATTGGTATCGTAATTATGTGAATAATTCGGCTAAAATAGATATTATAACAAATTCAAAAATATTACAAGAACAATATAAAAAAGAATATGATTTCATAAATGATCTTAGAGGACAATCTAATTATAAATGTCATCATCATAAAACAGATTGTCATACAGGAAAAGAATTAAATAAATCTCTAAAACATGTGTGTCTGTCTTGCCCGTATGATATAGCAAAGAGAAAATGGGTAGAAGGGGATTTGTCATTAACCAATTTTCATTTATTCAATAGTTTTATTTTTTATGTTCCAGACACAATAAAAGAAAGAAATTCCAACTTGTTGATCGTCGACGAGTCACACGAAATAGAAATGACCTTCTGCGACTTCATTTCAACCAAACTCAGTGCTAAGATATTTCGAAATTATGGCATGGAAGAAATCAATGTTGAAAATTTTGAAAAAGACATACTAAGAATAACCACAACTGGCCAATTTATAAGTTTTATTGAAAGAAAATTTCTGCCATTTATAACTGATTTAAAATATAATTTTGAAGAACTTGTCTCAGACTCAGAAGAAGATAAAATCAAAGAAATATATGCTAAATATGTGATATACATAGAATCATCTATAGAAAGATTTGAAAAATTAATAAAGGATTTTAATGAAAATAGCGACAACTGGGCACTTGACACAACGAGAGATAAAGTTGGTAATATAGAATTAATTCTACAACCAATATGGGGCAAAGATTATTTGAAAAAACTGGTTTATGATTATTATGATCATGTCATATTTATGTCAGCTTCTATATTAGATAAGGATATTTTTTCCTATGTGAATGGATTGGATCCAGATTTAACAGATTATTATGAAATCGATTCCACTTTTAATATCGAGAATAGAAAGATATATTACATACCTTGTGGTAAAATGAATTATCAAAGTAAGAGAGAAACATTTGATAAACAGATAAATATGATAAAAAAAATCTTGAAGAAATATAAAAATGATAAAGGCATTATACACACAACAAATTATGAAATAACAGATTGGTTAAAAAAATCAATAGATAGTAAGCGATTTATATTTCATGACACAGAGAATAGAGAAAAGATGTTAGAAAAACATTTAAAAAGTAAGACTCCATCTGTTATGGTAAGCCCTTCGATGATGAGTGGATTAGACTTGAAAGATGAACTATCGAGATTTCAAATAATATTAAAAATTCCCTATCCAAATTTGGCATCCAATAAAATTAAATCCAGAAAAGAATCCAATCCAGATTCATATACTTTAAAAACGTGTCAAGATCTCATACAAGCTTATGGCAGAAGTGTCCGCTCTTCGGATGATTATGCTGAAACATACATACTGGACTCTAATTTTCAGGATCTATTGAGATATAGCTATAAATTTTTACCTCATTGGTTCACTAGTGCTATTACGAGATTGAATTCAAATTAGATATCTTCTCCTCTAAATATAGCGTTTATTTCATTATTCATTTCAAATGACTCCAACCATTCTCTGAATTCTGTTTTTAATTCATCAAATTCATCATAATCTCCTATTTCAAGAAACGCATCAATAAAATGGTCCAAATTTGAATAATCATAATTATTATTCGTGAGAAGATCAATCAAAAGTCCTCTAGCTCTTAAAACTGATTCACGAAATTCTATCATTAAATCATCTACTTCAGCATATCCATAATAATCATCTAAAGGCAGAATTACATCATCATCTGATTCTTGATTTGGTTTTTTCTTCAATACCAAAAAGTTCTTCTTCGGAAAAGTCTTCTAAATCAAATTGTTCGTAAGTTTTTATTATCATTTATTACGAATCTTCTTTTTTAAAAATTATTTTACTATAGTCATTGATTATATCTTCTATAACCTCGGGCGTGAATATTTTTTCAATATTATTTTTTTCATCTTCTTTTTCATTTAATTTCAGATCATCTTCTTTCTCAATTTTCGTTAAAGTTTTTGACATAGTAATTAATTTTTTTTTGTTTTTTATTATATTTTAAAAAATTTGTTTAGAATTTATATTTCAAAATTTAAATTTTTTATTTCTTCTCTGATTTTATTGGGTACATCTTTTTTGAGCCATGTATCAAATGCTCTTCTTTTTGTATTAAAAATGTATATCATATCATTATCTTTCAATTCATCAAAGCTTAATAATGAAGATGATTTTATTTTACTGATACAACGATTTAAACTATCCCAATTATAGTCATTGTATATATATACCCAATCTCCCCTTGTTTCAAGGGGATAATAGCGACCGTTATCATATATCATCATATCCATCATCATATTCCTTTTTATTTCTTTACCAAAAAGTTCTTCATCCGACAGGTCTTCGAAATCATATTGCTCGTATAGTTTCAAATGGTTCATATAATATATTTAATACTTTTTTCTATACAATAATTTCTTAAATAATTTTTATATTCATCAGAGAAAGAATTATTAGAACAATCTAACACTTTAAGATTTATCAAGTTCTCTATTCCCTCGAGACTGGTCAGAGAATTATTAAAGCAAAATAACTCTTTAAGATTTATCAAGTTTTCTATTCCATCGAGACTAACGAGAGAATTATCAAAACAATCTAACCATTCAAGATTTACCAGGTTCTCTATTCCCTCAAGACTGGTGAGATAATTATT